ACACCGTCAGATACATTTCGCACAGGAATATAATCTGTTGTAAGAAACTTAATTCTATCAATGACAGGAACTTCATACATGAACTTCCAACAATACCCATCACTTAATACCACAGGCTCAGGAGTTGTTGATGTTGGTTTTATAGTTGAGGCAATGGCAACACCTTGACTGTTTCTTCCGACACGAATACACTTGTAAATATTATATTCGTCAGTCATTACATAAAAATCTTCTACAACAAAAACACCGTCGTCATCATATGCCAATTCTTCATAATCACTATATTCAACATATATGGTCCCTGATTCCCAATCCTTACGACGAATCATATAAACCACATCATAAGGACCAGGTACGACACGTTTTGCCAACAACATATTTCTATGTACGTCGGAAATGTAGTGTCGGGTATCTACAGGAGTATCGGCTTCTTCAAATGATTTTCCTGCGAAAACATAGAAAAAGTCATGTCCTGTAATGATGTCACGATAAATTGACCGAGCAATTTCGTGCCTGGTTTGAGCAGGAATCAGGTTAGCCATATTGTTTACTTACTGAATTATGAGATGGTGATGGTCCAAGTGATTGACATACTATCAGATGATCCCTTGTTAACTACTGGGAACACTGTACGGCACAACATGGTGCCTGATGAACTAGCATTGAAGATGCCTGCTTCTGTCAATGCGCCTGTGCCTTCACCTGCAGCAAAAGTTGCAACGGCAGTTACAGTTGCACCTGAGGCTGTGTATGAGTCAAGACCTTGACGACCAGCTGTTAAACCGCCTGCGATTAATCCAGTTTGCCCGGCTGATGCTGCGGTGTTATCTGTACCCACTTCCATGTGTGACATGACGCCTTGTGATGTGCCTGCCATACGGGATGCAATGTGTTGTAAACCTGTTGTTACAACTAAGTTGTCGTGGGTGTGTTCTTCTTTGATGTTACCATTTTCATCACGAAGAACAATGTTCAACTTACCTGTTGCCTTGATGTTTTCTTGCATTTCTTTCTCCTAAAAAGTAAAAGTTGTTATTAGTATTTATACTACTTTAAGTACAGTTGACCGTTCCTGCATATCCTATATCAACATACCCTGTTGCAATATAATCGTCTAGGGCGATACAAATCAAATCAGACAATGATGTTGTGTTATTGAAAAACTTTTCGAAATCACGAATTACAATTTCACCTGTTAACACAGTATCAATAATGTTTTTATCGACATCAAACGTGTTTATAGTTTCTGATGAAGATACACTATCTGAAACATTTTTTCCAACAAGAAGAACATTTGAGTCATTGATATTTACCGTTTCATCTGTAGAATATGCTCTGAAAATTTCTATGCTATCAGTTATAGACACTTGTTCAGTCAAATCACTTGTTACATCATCTTCTTGTGAAAAGACAATATTTTTTATATCACTGACAATAACAGAATCGGCAATATTTTTTTCGATGAAAATAGTATCCACAGTATCAGTTGTCTCAACATCTTCTGTTTTATTAAGTTGTAAATTTACAGAAGGTGTATCATCTACTGTAACTGTATCGGTATAGAAATATGTACGGGTAAGTAAAAACTCATCCGACACAGTAACCACGTTATCACTTACATATTCTTCTTCAAAGAAATTTTCTATATTATACGTATTACCATCAATTTGTATACTGATATTTTTTTCAACCGAATCTAAGGTATTAACTGAGTCAGTTATATTTGTTTTCGTGAGAGAGTATGAAAGAATATCACTACTAGAGGTGTTGTCTTCCACTAATTTACTAACATTCTTTGTGGATACTGTATCACTAGTAATTATTGTATCTTCCAATGAACGTTCAATAGTAATTTCTGCAAAGAATGTTTCTGAGGTAACAACACCATCAGTAATATTGGCAATGTTAATGTCTTTCGCAAGGATATCAGACGATACTACAATATCACTAAAGACTGGTTGAATATTTAACTCCAATCCTGATACGTCATCTACAACCGCCGTATCAGTCAACGACTTATTGAAATTGTATATGGAATTTTCACTTACAGAGAAAGTATCAGTAACAGGTTTTGCAACATGTTTTGCAACAGTATCAACTGGTTGAACACCATCATCAAAATTGTTGATAATGTATTGTGTACTTGTAATATCTATCGGTGTAAATGTAATGTCATTTTCAACAAGTAATTCACCAAACACAATGAACCCTGCAGGATGGGCACTATTTTTATATAAGGTGTTCCAAGTTTCATATGGTACATTTTTAGTTTGTACCACATAGGAATATGCCTGATAATAATAGTTGTCTTGTAATTTATTGATATCTGACAAGAAGCCAGCATTATTTTTCCATGCACCGGGATGTTCGTAAATGTATCCTACTTCGAATCGTACTGTGGCAGAACTGAGATTATATATTGTTTCATTGAAATCAGTATAACCTCGGTCATCATTGAATTCCATGTATGATGTAACACCTTCGCGTTCTTCAAAATAATCACCTGTTACTAATGTAGAGAATCTACTTTTTCTGGGATTTTCTAATACGCGGGTGAAATCTTTATATGTTGTGTAATCGTCATCTTCATTATATAATTCTGCAAAGTAATCACCCGTGACATCAAAGCGATGTCCGGTAGAAATGAAACGAAAGTTATTAATGACACCTTCAGTATCACTAGCAGCATACTCTGAACCTATTGAAACATAATCAGACGCAAAATATTCTTCAACATCTTTTTTGGTTACACTTGTTACACGAATGATGCCATTGTTATTTTCTTGTCCTGGGATAGGATATAACGGACTTTCTTCCACTTCTACTGTGAAGGTATCACGGCGGCGGAAATTTTCACCGCCGGAAAGAATGGTGTATCCTATAAGTTGCTGTGTCAAAAAACCATACACATATTCAACACCATTAACAAATGCTGTAACCCATACCGTATCATAATATGATAAGGTTGCTAAAGCTTCATTGAAATCTTTTACGTTAATGGTTTTAGGAACGTCAACTTCTAGTTCAAAAATATCATTGTTTGTAATGATACGACCAACCTCAACACACCCCAATTCATGTGAGTATAGTTTCAATCCGGTAGGTTCACGACGATGATACTTTAAATATATTGTTTTTTCTTTCAGAGAAAATACATCACTAGCATTTTCGCGTAAATCAGCGGGCGCTAAATCTAATGAGGCAGGATCAATTTGTGTGAAATCAGTATCAATCTTCAGTGTTTTTTTCGACTGCCAAACGCCATCAGAAGCACGTAGAACATAATCACCGGGATATTTTATAGTTGCGGTATCATTATACATCATGCGGAAATACAATTCCGCAGCGTTTTCTGTTCCCTTTGCTTCGTAATATTGATTGATAAACTTAATTAAACGACGCTGTTCAGTTAAGGCTTCTGAGGAAATATCATAAGCATGTTGCTTACGCATTTCATCCACAAATAAATCTAATGTTAAATCAACGTCTGTCCAAGTGTTAGAATTAAGAAGTACTGCATTGGCTTGACGATTGGTGTCAAGAAATGTATAGTACTCTTTAATGAACGAAGCAAATCTAGGATATGATACGCGAAGATATTCAGGTATCTGTCCTTCAACTAAATGCTGTAACTTGTTCTTTAAGTTTGACATTATCCTTCAAATGGTTGTGCTGTAACGGTTAAACCAGACAATGTTCCTAGGGCTTTATTTTGTTGACTATCATCTAACACAACCACAATGTTTTGTGAAGGATAGGGATAAACAGCACGTTCCACAATAGGAGTAGTTCTTACAATGGTGGGTGCTAAATCTTTATTTAAATCTTGTGGTAACGCAGAAAAACGGACATCAAATGCGCCTGCAATTAATTGTGTAACCAATAAACGGTTGATAACAAATAACCCTGAATCACTATAGTAAATTTTACCGTAGTTGTTATCAATGATTCTATTGGTTGATGCATCCAGAAGTTTTAACGTGCCCGTTCCTGTACGTGAAGGCGGAGTTTCATCTGGATAATCTTGAATATAGGCGGTGTATTGAACACCTTGAATTGTGGTCTTGAAATTTGTACTCTTAAACGAGTTGGGTTCAATGGCTGTTGTGAAATACACATTCAATGATTCAGGGACATTTAAAATGGGAACAAGTCTACGTTGCAAGCGTAAATCCACCAATGTTCCTAAGATGGAACGCTGTGAAGTTTGTATTCTATTAATCAATTGACCATAATAGAATTTCTTATCCAATGTTGACAATTCATTAGAAAAGTAGCGACGAATTTCCCCTGCCACTAAACTTGAAATTTGATTGGATGTGTATGGTGTAATTTTAGGATTATACGAAACTTTCACATCCATTCCAACATGAAGATATGTAGGATCAACAAATTCATGCTGTAATGACAATACACTACGAGGACGAATTACACTGTTAATGATGTTGTCTTTGTCAGATTCAGTGATGATGTAATCTTCTTTAGGATCAATTGACATGAATACTTTGCCATAAATGGGAGGAACATTTTGTTCACCGCCCCAAACGGCAACAGATTTTGCTTTATCAAAGTTTGCTAAAATTAATGACTTGTAATCTTCAACAGTAACAGCTCTGCCGCGTGTGGCATTATACCGAGGTGCGTTAAAACGAATACTATCAATGTTTTCTCTGTCAGAACCACCTGAAGCAGCATGCACTAACGTTGTGATTGGAGATCCGCCGCCTAGTGTTGTTTGAATTGAGAAGGTTTGTGCACCATTTGCACTATCACCCAACGATGCCACATATTGAATGTTAACAATGTTTCCTGATGTCAAACTTTTACCTATGATGTTGTCACCAAAAAACAACTTATAATATCCATCTTGACCTTCTTCCACCCAATACACCGTATCACTACTTGTAATATCAATAACGGTTTCTGAACGTTTCCATGCTGTTGTTGTTAAATCTGCTTGACTATTTTGAACAGTGACGGCCAATGTGGACAAATCAATGTTACTATTTTTAATAGTGATGGGACCTGTCACAATGTCAGATGTGACTGTTTGTTGTTGTGAGATGACAACACCTTCAACAATATCAACATTACTAAATGTGAATGATCCGGCAACTTTTGTTGCAATATGCTCAACTAATGATACGAATGTAAAACTTTGTCCATCAACTGATGCTGAAAATTTTGTATTTGCAGGTAGTGATAAAGGTCCTGCCTGAGCACTTGCCACTGTGACATTAACTCTCGCCTTAGGGGAGATAACACTTCTGGGTGTGTATCCTAGTGTTTTTGCAATAGATACAACAGATGAACGCTTGACAGCCGTATCAATAAACATTTCATTAGCTTGTAGATGTGCCAATATGGCATTGTAATGTGTGTTATATGCCAACACATCCAATAAATTACTGATACCTGAACCTTCGAAATTGTAATCTGAGAACTGTTCAGATGCACCTAAATAACGAATTAAATTCTCTTTGATTTGTTGAAATTCTAGTTCCGTGACTCTTAGTTCGGCCATTAGCGAAGTCTCTGTAAGGTTAGATTAAATGTAACAGGTGTGTAGATGCCAATCACATAAAAATACAATGTTAAATCATATGAATTGGTGTCATAGTCAGGAATAATCTCAATATTTTCTATGCGAACACGCGGTTCAAATTTCTGTATCGTTTCACTAATAACGTCACGAAGTAAGTCTACAGTTAAAAAATCCATAGGTTCAAACAAAATTCTTTGCAAATCTGAACCAATTTCAGGACGAAATAACTTTTCTCCCTTCCGAATAAACAAGAGATTTTTTATGGATTGTTTGACAGCATTAACATCCAAACGTTTTGCAACATCTTTTGTTGCAGTAACGCTAAATGTTAAGTCTAAATCTTGGTAAATTCTATTAGGTATGGTCATGACATTATTTATATTAAATTTAATATCTTAATGTGGAGTCTGGTAATAGGTTAACAAGTGTCTGAGAATATGTTCTATCATTTTTGAGAGTAAATGCTTGTAATCTAGCCTGTCCTCCCTTGTTCCCATTCGCTAAATTAATACCCTGTTGTTGCCATTGTATGTGAATCCAAGGTTTATATGATGACACCCCACGAACATTTCCTAAACGATATTCAAGAAGTAGTTTATCGTACTGAATGGAGTTTTTCAATTGGACAGCAATGTTATAGTATTCTGAGAAGTTTTTTCTATGGAAGCATACATCAATACCCAGACCTTGTTGATGGAATGATACGCCTCGGGGTGGATTCAAGGATCCAGTTACAGATTCAGGAGTTCTAAACACCGAGGTGATGATGATGTTACCCTTCCCAACTAATTCAAACATGGGTTCTATGACATTTACTGCCAATTGACGTAAATTACACACCATGTCCTGTACAGTTAATCCATATTGTCCGCGAAGTACATTATATCCGGGCAGGGATCCTAATGTAACATTCGGAGTTAAACTATATGAACTTGGGAATGAAGATTGTGAATAGATGAGCTGACATGAGGCAACTGCCGCCGGTCTCGCTGCCGGAGGTGGTGTTTCATCTCTTGTTCCTTCTGCCAATGGGCGATTCAAATCTTCATTTGTGACTAATCCTTCATCAACGCCTTTCTTCTTCAAGGCATTAATGGCGTCCCGATTATCTTCAGGATTTTCCGCCAATGTAGACAATGATGACGCCCACTCATCAACTCTATCTTCCAATGTCAAAGGTACAAGTTGAGGCTCGCGGGGATTACGTTCACCTGGAGGATCACCAATATCAGCAGATCCTGCGGTAGATGCTTCATTCGATTTAGCCAAAGTTGCCGCAGCGGCACCTGGCAATGGTAGCAATGCCAATCCTGTACCGTTCACAACAACCGTACCCGCACCTGATAGTAATAATGCTTGTCCCTGTGGTGCTGCCAATGAAGCCTTCAACTTACCTGACAGTTTCATTACTGCCTGAGCTTGGATGTTGACATTTTTGCCTGACGCATTAAAGTTGTTTTTCGCCTTGGCATTAATAGTGGCACCTGACTCCACGTTGACATTTTTCTTGGCCTTCAAATTAATTGTGCCGCCTGCTGTAACATTGAAATCTTTGGCAACATTGAAAGTCACTGTCTTGTGAACATCGGCAGTAAGATTTCCGTCAACTTGAAGATTCACATTGTTCTTCACATACAGATTACAATTACCTTCTACGGTTACATTGCACTTGCCCCCAATGTATACATACCCATCTCGTTCCCATATTTCATAACCATCACCCACAATTTTACGCACCATAGTACCATTTCTATCAATTTCCATGAAGGTGCCTTCACGGTGATACCAATGCATACGTTCATTGTTTGGTGTGTCATCATATTCAATTACGTGTCCAGATTCAGACTCATACACATGGTTGTAAGGATATTTTGTGTTATATGGGGACTTGGGTTGACTCCATTTGGTGGGAGATGATTTTCGTGCAACAGGAACATCAAGTATGCGTTCTTCATCCTTTGTTTGTACAATCGTGTCCTTAATTTTATGATTACGTGCCAACCGATTTGTATCAGGTTCACCTATATGTGTGACACGCGGATATACACGATTGGGGTCATAGAATCCTTGATTATCTGGGACTCGGCGTAAAGGTTCATTCGTGTTTTGCTGCAGGATGTTAGGGAAGAATCTATATTTGCGAGATGTTGTTGGACGAGGTGTGGGTGGTGTTGGTACTGTACGAGCCGCTTGGTCAATTTGAGCTGCTGACGTAGGATTTCGTATACCACTTTCTACTGCCTTCACACCTCGATTATAAATTTCTTCCGCTGTTCTTCCAATCACCGAGGCGAATTGCCCACCTAATCCAAATGCACGTGCAGCACGTTCACCCACTAATCGTGCCGCCAATAAATGTCCTAATATCTGTGATTTGCGTGTGATGAGATTTTTAACAAAATATGCAAACGTTGTTTTCCACTGACGCAATACATGACGATACATTAACAAACGCTGTATTCTTTGTAACGTCATGAAGTTTTTAGGACCAATAAGTCTTTCAAGCCAAAAGCGAGCATTCGCCATGACATACCAACTTAATGATGTTCGTAGAATATATGGGATGTTATTGTAAAATGCCAATGAGATGACGCCTGCCAATACAGCTTGTTTGGCATAATCTTCACGTGCATTTTCAGGGATGGAGTTCCAATCATCAATGGCTCCTTGACTTACGACACCAATTGAGACTAAATCAGGAACCGTCAATCCATATAAACCCATTTTTTCATTTTCATCAATGACATCTAACCCATGAGGTGATCCTTGTGCCACACGTTCTTGACGAATTTCATCTTCGAGCAACAAAGCAAAAATTTCAACATCTTCAGGAGTTAATGGTCCAATGTGTCCTTCGGGACTTTTTTCTGGTGCAAGAATACGAGAATTAGGAGTGGGTGCTAATGCCAATGCTCCTGTTGTTGGGTCAATGAATACATCACCATCAAATGTCGTTAATAATGTATTTTCTTGTAATGGGATATCTTCATAATTTTCATATTGTGACGCAGCGTAAATGTCATCAGGTGTTACTGTGAATGGATTTTGAGATTGAGCAATCTGCAAAACTTCAGTTAACGCTGACAATGCATTAACACTGTTAATTGAGGTGCCATCAACATTTCGTGCTTCCGCAATTTCACGAACAATCTGATTAATAATGGAAGGAGTTAGAAATTGGGGGAGAGAAAATGTCCCAAATGTTGTTGTGAAAGTTTCGGCGCCTTCTTCTGATTCAATTAATCCACGTAAGGTGGGTGAAATACGCAATAATGATTCAATACTATTATCATTATCTTTCGGAAACTGTCGTTGTATTTCATTGATAATTAAACGTCTATCTATCATGATTCTTGTACCGTAACGCTGTTATTTAAGGCATCATTTCGTTGAGTCTCATTGGTGGCCAATACATTCACAGTAGGAATTGCCAAACTGGACAACCCAGTTGTAGGTAATGTAAGAGTTTTTGATAATGCTTCGGCAAGTTTTTGTAGTAATGTTACCAAGTTGACCGGCTCAGCACGTCCCGGGAATGTGCCTAACATGACAGGCAACTGACATTCATCACCGTCAAGGAAAAATCCCATTACCCATGTTCCTTCTACAGGACCCACAGGTGCATGTCCTGTTCCTGAAATAGAAGCTGATGTCATGGGCATAAGAGGTATTGCCCACGGTAAATCTTCAGTAGGCAAAATAGTTTTGTCGGGATTATGATATCCCACAATACGAACACGACATCTTCCTAGTGCCTCAGGGTCTTGTCTATCTTCCACAACACCCATGAACCAATAGAAGCCCCCATTATTATATACATTTGTATGCATTATCCTAATCCTGAAGCAAGTGATTCTTTTACCATTTCCAATTTCATTGTATACTTATCTCGCGCAATAATATGACGTACAGCAGTCACCAGATAACTTCCTGATAGATATCTATCAATCAAATTCTCAACATTTTCATCACTACCCTTTGCTGCCATTTTTGGATAATAGAATTGTACAACTTCACCTGCCTGTGTTCCTGCCAAACCAGGAACTGTGATTTCAATTTTCAAATTACTAATATCGTATAGTAAACTTGTTCTCTGTAGAACCCAATCTTCAAATTTTGGGTCTTCAAAATCATTGAAAATTTTCTTATGCTTAGGACGGAATGTTACATATGAATGAACATTTCGTAGTTGTTGTGACGGAAACGTGGGATTTGTTTTGCCATGTAAGTGTTCAAACTGTGAATAGTTGTTGATGTAATCAAACACATATTCATCATACTTTTTAGTGACCACATCGAACACGTGCATTGTTGATGAATAATGTCCCATTTCTTGACTACGAAGAATGTCATAGTTTGTGGGTATGGCAACATTTTCCACCTTCTTGTATCCTTCTATCAACGTATTTTTTGTAGAATTATTTTTTGTAATACGTTCAATCATGGCATCATCAAATCCGTAATAATACACCTTGCGCTCATTCACATTTTCTTGAGCTTTGAATATGCTATCAACAGTCGCAAAATAAAATTGTTGTGATGATTCCCATGCCAAGGTGTTGGCTGCTTTACTACCTTCATCGAGATGACGATTTGCCAACCAATTGATACACTTCATTGGACTCCACATGGGTACAACCCAGGTAACTTTATTTTTAGACTCTGAGTTTGGCATCAATTGTAATGATGTTCTATTTTGCTGCGGTACTGATTTTTTCCATGCAGGACGTGTCAATGTTTCTTCGTCACTTAATCCAGCAGGCATATCGTACTCTTTGCTCCAAAAACGAGGCATTGAAAGATATTCATCAAATATCTGTTTTGCAATTTCACTAGGTTTACCTGTATATTTTTTTGAAACAACAGTAACAGAATCTACAGCTGCTTCCAATGACATGAGAGATAACATGTACATTTGTTGACGGTCTGTGCTTGAGGGAAATCTATCACGAACAGCAAACACATAAAAGGCACGACCAAAAATTTGTGAATCTTCAAATCCTGGTACAGTATATGAAATATTAATAATCTCACCGCCTGTAATAGGAAGTGATCCCACCAAATTTAATCCGTCAGATAAAATCATTGTAGCTGACATGGTATTGGAAAACATATCTTCAAACACAGATAGTTCAACAATGAAATCCTTTAATGGATATTCCTGTCCCGCCTTGAACAATGTGACCTCTTTAATGTTAACAGACCCAGGATTTAACGCTGGGGCATCTATAGGATTTGCCATAATTATGTTATATCAGTATATGCTCGTGAATATGCTGTAATGAAATCAGTAATGAAATTGGGGTCTAGTACCTTAATGGTACGCTTTGCTTCATTTTTTTCTGTTTCATAATCATAGATTGAAACAGAATATATTTGTTGTTGCGCCGCCAATCCTGCGTTATAATCTACAACGTATCCATAATTTATTTCTCTCCACTCATACACATCGGATGGTAAATCATCAGGATACTGTAGTGCAATTTTTTCTAGTAGTTGTTTTTCTGACAAGGGCCATTCTTCGCGGGGATTCACAATGTCATTGATGATTAGGATTACCCAATGATATAATGGTGTCCCATAAAACTTAAAGGAAACAATTTCAGGTGTATCACCTTCAACTACAGTATAGGGCATCAAAAAAGATGCTTTGCGTGAAAAGTCTTTATTGATTGCAATGCGATACAAGATGTCTGATATTGTAATTGGACGTCCTGTATCACTTACTTGAAAATTTCGAATTGTTGCAACACCTGTATATGTATCAGATGCAGGTTCTTCTAGAAAACATAACACATCTGATTCAATGCGAGAGATGATGCCCACCATAACATCATTAACATATAACTCAGCACCAATTACAATTTCTTCAATGAACTTTGTATTGACTCCTGTAATCTGCTTTTCCGTGATGGTAATCACACCGGATAGTTGTGTATCAGTTCCAGTAAATGTTGAAACTGGTACAACAATTTGTGGCAGTCCTCGTAGCATTATAGATTTTCTCCGTAAACTCTATCACCTGTGATGGGAACAATTTCCTTAAACTTCAATGTCATGGTAACTTCAGCGGGCAATCCTGGCGTCCCTTTAAACGTCACGAAATCTTGACCACCATATTTCACTGACATTGAAGTGAGTACACAATCACTGAATTGGTGCACATGGGGATTGATGTTTTCTTTGTACATGTAATACAATGAGAATTCTGCAGGATATATCATATAGAAACTATTTTGTGCAACTTCGGGTAACATGTTTTGACGAAGAACTTTTAATATTGCTAAAACCTGTTCTGCTTCTTGCACACTTTCAGGTAAGAATGTATACTCAAAGGTGAATTCTCGAAAATTCACTTGTTTGAAAATTTGTTCACGATAAGGATTACGAATTTTTCCTAACGATTTATCTACAGCAGCAGTTGCTGCCGCTTGGTCAACGCCTGCAATTTCACCTATCTTACCCGGATTAATCTGTCTACGTAATGTTTCACCCGCCAAACCTTTTGCCGTATTAAACAATCCTTGACTACCCCCACTCAACACAGAACCCAATGCTTGTTCTTCCCATTCCACAGAATAATCAGCTTTTGGGGGTTCTTGTAAGCCTAAACATATTGATGTTGATAATGTTGTTGATTTGTTACTACCTGATGCGGCGGTTGCCAAGGCACCTGCTGCTGCGCCCGTCACACCCTTCACCGCCTTAGTTGCAAAATTTAGTAATGGGATTTTTCCGATTAATCCCCCTGTAGGGCGTGAGGCTCCCGATGCCGCTCCCACAGTTGCTGCTATTGCTGTAGCATTTTCACCACTAACTCTACGAGCACTTGTTTCTGTATATGTGCCACCCACAACATTGCCTCCAGTGGCTTGGCTATTTTGTTCACGCACGCGAATAAGAATTTTCAACCAATGGGGTTGTTCTGCTAACAATCCGGTTTCTTTGGGATATCGAAGTTGTTGGGTTGAACGAAATGTGTTTCGTGACTCATTCTGACGAATGGCACCTTGTGTTAACGCCTCGCGGTATCCTTCTGGGATGCGCTGTTGGCGGACACTTGAATCCTGTGTGGCATCTCTGTTTCTGTTTGGTGCTAATGGAATTTGCGCCATCTAAATAATCCCGTGAAGAACGTTTACCTATTATTTATATGGCTTATACTAAAGATACATACAAAGGCAAATATACACCAAAAAATCCCCGCAAATATCGTGGGGATGTCACAAACATCATTTATCGTAGCAGTTATGAAGTGCGATTTATGAAATGGTGTGATTTCAACGAAGGTGTAATAGAATGGGGATCAGAAGAAATTGTCGTCCCATATTTAAGCCCAGTAGACAATAAAATTCACCGATATTTTGTGGATTTCTTCATCAAAGTAAAAACTAAGAATGGTACTATAAAAAAGTATTTGATTGAAGTGAAGCCATTTCGATTCACGCAAGAACCTCAAATCCCTAGTAAAAAAACGAAGCGATTTATTAGTGAGGTTGTACAATGGGCTGTGAACAATGCCAAATGGGAAGCGGCGCGTAAAGCTGCTGCTCAATACGGATGGGAATTTATGCTCATCACGGAGAAAGACTTAGGGCTTTTACAGAACAGAGATAAATAGTAACAGAATTATCTATTCATCCCTAACATAGTGAATTTATCACCTTGTCAAGTAGTAGTCAAGCCCCCAATTTCACCACTTTATGAAATCTAAGAAACAGAATCCATTTGAGCAAATGAGACCTGATGGGAAGGGTGTGAAATCCTACCAATGGTATCAAGCGCAAATACGAAAGTTGGGATTGAATACCATGACTGCGAACAAGGCATTGGAATCGGGCATAGGTAAGTTGACAAGTAACATAGAACCTGGACGAATGTACTTGTTCATGTATAATCCTAAAATGGCAGCAAAACTTCCCTATTATGATGAGTTTCCCTTGGTGATGCCCTTCAACGTGATTAAAGGGGGGTTCTTGGGATTGAACTTACATTATCTACCACCACTCTTGCGTATGAAGTTGTTAGATGAACTAATGAAATTGGCGGATAAACCCACCATTTCAAATACCACACAACTCCGTATGTCTTGGAATATTATTGGGAATTTTTCTCGGTTCCCAGAAGCAAAACCTTGTGTGAAACGATATCTATATCCCAATATACAATCTCGTTTCCTTGAGATAAATCCTCAAGATTGGCGTGCTGCTATATTTCTTCCTGTTGAATCATTCCAAGGAGAAACTAAATCATCTGTCTATCAACTCTCCAAACAAAACATAGATGCCTAGTATAGAAAATTTTCTCACAGTAGTACGTGCCAAAGGATTGGCAAAATCTGAAAAATTTTCTGTAACTATTGTTTCCAAACCCAACATAGTTACAGCACCCGCTGACCAGCTACTCACATTGTTTTGTGAAGAAGCCGCGTTTCCGGGTAAAACCATTATTACACGACCAGCACGAATACACAATCTAAACATTCAACGTCCTTCTGCGGTTGACTTTTTTGGAGAGTCAGCCAACTTTACATTTTTTGTAGACTCTGAATGGAAGGTGAAAAAGTTTTTTGATGATTGGATGAATGCCATTATTGGCACTTCCCGTGAAGTGGCACCATACAGAGACATCATCGGTGACATCATTATTGAAGCTGTACATGAAGGTCCCATTGGTCCCACGCCTGTTCAGGGATACAAAGAAACAACACGATATAAAGTGAAATTGCATGAGGCATTTCCTAAGTCAATGAATTTGATGCAGACATCATATTCTGCTGTAGGAATTCATCGTTTGAATATTGGATTTGCCTATAAATATTGGACGGTTGAAAACATTACAACATAGGATAAATTATGAAAATAAATCATTTACCAACTTTTGAAACTACATTACCCGTGTCAAAACAAAAAGTGACGTTTCGTCCGTTTGTCATGAGAGAAGAAAAATTATTGTTATTGGCATCTGAAAGTGGTGATAGAAATGCCGTGTTGCGTGCATTAAATGAAGCTGTATTGGCGTGTACAAACGGAACAGTGTCATGTGATACTCATTCTATGGTTGACGTACAGAAATTATTTTTAGAAATACGTGGAAAATCTGTGGGTGAAATCATTGAATTTAATCTCATCTGTGGTAATTGTAAACATTCAACATCATCAACAATTGATATCAATCAAGTGGAAGTGTTATACAATGAACATCATACCAATCGGTTAGAGTTATCGAAAGATTTAATTGTGATGATGCGATATCCAAAAATTGAACATTTGGCATTGTTATCAAATCCAGATGCTACGGTTGATGACATCTACGATATGGTGGCACACTGTATTGAAACTATTCAGACGAACGAAGAAGTATACAACAGAGAAAATGCTACACAAGAAGATTTTCGTGAATTTGTTGACAATGTGACAAGTACACAGTTTGAAATGATGAAATTGTTTTTTGACACAATGCCAGCAATTCATCACGATATTCGTTTTGCATGCCCAAAGTGTGCAAGAAATAATATTGTAAACATCAATGAGATAGTCAATTTTTTCGTTTAACTCTTTCTCATGATTCTGTCATCAATTATTACGAAACAAATTTCATATTGATGCAAGAACATCAATATTCTTTATCTGAGCTAGAGAATATGATGCCATGGGAAAGAGATGTGTACGTTGGTATGTTAATACGTCATTTAGAAAAAAAGGCTCAAAAAAAGAATCAACAATACTAATAGGAATCCACCATGGCTCGTAAAAGTAAGCCCAAGGCAAATAAAACAAAGGATGAGATTGCAAAAAATCTACAGGCAAGTATGTTAAAAACCTCGCCTGCTGACAACTTGCAAAGAAACATGGAATTTGCTGGGCAAATGTCAACCAGTATTGGTTCAATAATTGAAAACTTATCTGTTCAAAACGAAGTAGACTTTTCAGATGAACAGAAGAAGATTTTTCAAGACATGCTTAACGCCTTGAAAAAAATGGCAACCAGTCAAGGTGATACAACCAAAGACAGAGAAGAATTACGAACCATGTTTGCAAAAATGGTTGTACAAACCGAAAAGCAAACAGAAAAGGTGGAGAAGGATATTGTCGTCAATGAGAAAGAAGTGGAAAGTAAAGAAGAAGAAGTTCGTTATCTGAAATACTGGCAAGAAAAGGCACAAGAAGATAAAACTGTCACAGAGAAAGAAAAAGAAGAAATCAAGAGAGACCTTGAAGCGCGTGTTGTGGAATTAACAACATTGAAGAAAGATAAAGAACGCTTAACAAAGTCTCTAGAAACGCAGAAAAAGTTGTCTGAAGAAATACAGAACAAGATGCAAGAACCTGAAGAAAAGCGTCTTACCATGATGGATGCCATTAAGGGTGACACCACAGCCGCTTTACGAAAGTTTGCACCTGGATTAAGTTGGAATCCCGAAGAAGGACAATCATATAAAGATATGCTCACGGGCAACTTAAAGAAGGTGACGACCGGTAAAGGATTCATGCAAGCCTTTGGTAGTGTTCTATTGGAACCTGATAAAAAAGCTCCTAGTAACGCACAACTCATAGAATCTGAACGTGAGGCAATGCGTCAGCAAGAGGAGTTACAAGGATTAATGGGTAGAATGGAACAAGGTTCTGTAAATCCTGAAACTACTTCTGATATGGCGGATGCAATAGGTGATGCCACAGAAAATGCATCTGAAGATAGTGCTGTACTAGTAACACTACAATCTCTGCTACAAGAAGTATCAGTAATTCGTGGCATCGTGGAAGGTAGTCTACAACGTGACAAGGGTGGTAAATATCGGGACACTGATACTGGACAGTATATCAGTAAAGAAACTGCACGCACATCAGGCAGAGGATTGTTCAGTAAGGATGAATTGAATCAACAATTGGGTCTTTCATCTTCTGAATTAAAAAAGACCAGTATAAAAGAATTGGAACAAATGGCAGCAGAAGAAGGAAGAATTTCTCCGATAGAAAGAACAGCGGAAAGCATTGCTGCTCCTACTGAATTGTTGTCTGCATTAGAAGAACAAGGTAAAGTACAAAGCAATATTCTTAGTGCCTTAGAAAAAATTGCTGATAATACAGGGACTAGTGCAAAAATTGATAAAGAACGTGATAGTGAAGAAGATTCAGGGCAATCTACACTCACCAACGAAGAAGTGAAGGGGCAAGTAGAAGCTGTTCAATCCGCAAAAGTGGGAAGTGCAGAAGCACAACAAGTGGCCAGTGCAGAACAACAATCAGGTGGTGGTGGAATGGGACAAATGATTATGGATCGCTTGGGAGGAAGAATGCTCTCAAAGACCAAGGGATTAGGGGGAAGTTTAATGCGCGGATCCTCAAGATTAATGAGCAAGGGAGGATCATTACTATCACGCGCAGCACCTTTGGCGTCCAGAGTTGCAGGTGGATTAGGTGCGCGAGCAGCAGGTAAAGTAGGTGCCAAAGCATTAGGTAAATCACTACTAAAGAAAATACCAGGTATAGGATTAGTGGCAGGATTGGGATTTGGAGCATCACGATTACTATCAGGTGATTGGAAAGGTGCCTTAGGGGAAGTTGCCTCAGGTGCTGCATCAACAGTGCCTGGCATAGGCACGGCAGCAAGTGCTGCCATAGATGCCGGATTGGCAGCAAGAGATATGTCAAATGCTTCCATAGAAGGCGCACCTGGAGATACAGCAGGGATGGTATCAACGGCAACAGAAAATTCAATACCTGCCATGGTAGCACCAACAGGTGGCGGTGGCAGTACGGTCGTCACCAATGTGTCAGGAGGCGGCGGTGGAGCTCCTGCAATAGGACCCACAGAAATACGAATACAAGACAATAGTTTTGTTCGATTCCAAGATAAGCGAGTTGCGCGAGTATAGCAGAAAAGGGAGCTTTCGGGCTCCCTTTTCTTTTTAGCTATATCTAAGAATTAATCTTCAGCCAACTTGGCGAAGTAACTTAGAGTATCATCGTCATCTTCGTCAGCACCTGATGACTTGAAGGTTGGGGCTGGGGCAGAACGCACCTTAGGAGATTCTGCAACTGGCTCTTCATCCATCCGGCTCTCAGAAATCTTATCAGCCGTCATGGAAGCAACCGGGCTTCCCTTCAATACCATGTCGAGCTTCTTCTTCAATTCTTCGTAGCTCTTGAAGTTCTTGGGATCAACGAAGGGTTGAAGTGCATGTTGCTGATTCCAAACTGTTTCGATGTCATCATCTGAATCAGCAATGGCTGAGACAGGTTCGAATTCAGACTTGTCGTAATTGCGATATCCTTCGACATTACGAATCTTGAGCTTGAAGTTTGCACCCTTCCAGAAATCAAAGGGGTTGATGGGCTCCTCATCCTCAAACTGAGGCTGCATGATGTCCTTAATCTTATCGAAAATCTTCTTGCCAAACTTGTACAGGAACACCTTACCTTCGTTCTGAGGATTGGCAGAGTCCTTTACAACAAGAATGTTAGCGATGTAATTTAAACGACGCTTCTGCTTACGAGCAATTTCCTTATTGCTCTCAATTCCGGAGTTCCAAAGTTCTGAATTCAATTCAGATACAGGATCGGGAAGATTCAATGTGGTCAAGCTGTTTTCAATGTACCAGCGACCTGATGGTCCTTGAAACCCATGATTCCAAACACGAATCCAAGGAAGCTCCTCACCCTTTGTGGGAGGAAGAAAACGAATCACGGCATATCCATTGCCTGCCTTATCAACTGAAGGAGACCAAAAACGGTCATCTTCGCGGCGTTCGTTTGTAGGGTTGGCAATCTTTTCAACTTCCTTCATGAGACTGTCGAAATTGCCACGTGACTTGCGTAAATCGGATAAACTTGTGTAAGACATTGTGTTACTCCTTGCGTATAGCGTTGTATGTTAGTGTGTAAAACGTATGATACTACGGACCTGCCATGATATTAATACCTATCATCCACCTCATCATAATCTTCATCAGAGTATGCATCATTAAAATAATCTTCGTCAAACTCAGTGTCAAGCATATCGTAAATTGCCTTACGATGCTTACCGAACTTGTCTTTTTCTACTCTTTTGGGCTTCTTGAAACTACGATAGTCATCATCTTCCCAATCGTGATGTTTACTCATTGAAGGCCTTCTTTACAATCATTGAAAATTTTTCCTTGTTGATGTTAACAAACGGTGAATATTTGTATACCAGTCTAGATGTTGATGCCCATACGGGGTCATTTTTTAGTTGTTCATCTAACTGTTCTCTAAACTTATATAATTTATTTAGAATTACAAGTGTTTCCAACCGACTTTTTTTACCACAATACGACTTCAATATCACCGGATGTTCACCTGTACATTTCCATAAATCATCCACTTTATTCACTTGTAATGTGAGAAAGTCAATGTCTTGTGTAAATGTATATGTTAATCTTTCTTGAATTTTTTTCCATTCAAGATATACTTCATGCCCTGTGGGTTCAAAAATGGCACCCCATTCATGCCCAGACAAAAAATTTGATACGAGAAATCCTACAAATGCTTCTGAATCATAATTATACTGTTTCATCATTTGTTCTAGCTTTTTACTGAACGCCGTCTTTACACCTGTCTTAGGTGCTCTGGGAGGAACACCATTTCGTATATCAAAGTTGTCTGTTGTGAAGTGTAATCGTAACGCCGTGTAAATTTTGTAGGCTTCGTTAATGGTCATAGAGGAAGTTTACTTGTTTTCTTGAGCAAATTCATTTCTTCCGCTTCGGCACGAATTTTTTCTTTCAGAGAATTGGAAATCAACCCAGTTAACGCCCCGGTGTCAATATCATTTTCTTCACAATAATCCACAATGGCTTCCATGTAACCAATCTTTCTACGCACTGCTTCTTTTTCAATGTGCATAGAGAAATCTGTGGGATTTGTGAATTCTCTAGTAATGAGATAGGTTACCGTAAGGGCAACATTCTCTAACTCAGGTGGTTGGGTTGTTTCTTCTTGGGGCATAAAATATATGATTTCCTATTTGTTTAATGGGTTCAGCGAAACTCCAATTGGGGCTCACACTTGTATTATGAAAATACAAGGCATTCTTTAAACTAGTGAGTCGAAGATTCTGTGTCAATACTGCTCGTGCAATTCTTCGTGACTCAGCATAGATGTCTTTTTCCAATCGTCCACGTGGACCGCATGTCCAAGAGAATTGGCATCCCCGAGGATTTCTCTGGTAGACAACACCACACACCGTCTTAGGGAATGACCGAGATTTCACACGATTCATGGTAACCGTGGCTACTGCCAACTTTCCTTCGTATGATTCATCAGGAGCTTCAAATGCTATGTTCTTTGCCAAACAAGTCAATTCCTTTTCTGAAATAACCTTGAATGGCTTTTTGGGTAGTACAGGCACGTGCGCACGCGAGAGAGTGGTAGGCACCACAGCTAATAGAACACATGCTACTAGTATGCTAATGAATTTCGTCATTAATCCTCCATTCGTATCTATTAAACTTAACACCCTTACAGCCTTATGTCAAGTACTGCAAGGGGTAGTTAAAGGTTTTAAAATCTATGTTATAGAGATATTCTGCTGTTTTAATGAATGCTGGATGACGTTTATCTATATTGTGAAGAAATTTTGGTTGAGTTTCATTAACACGCTGTAGTGGTGAAACATCATATCCTAATGCTATTGATAACCAATCATTGAATTCTGTGATGTTCTCATAACGAAATATTTTCACTTTGGGATGGTAGGCATACCAGGTCTGTGTTCTGAAAATAGTGTCGCTTAATATCATTTGTGATTTTGCATCTGCGATATTACTAGTGCAATGTTCACTGAAAAATTCATATAATGACTGTTCACTATCAGTTGGAATATTTATGCTATGCCAAATACATGGGGGACTTTCGTATATACAATTACCTTGTTTACATCTTTCTTGTAAATGTAGATAATGAGATAGGACTGAGAAAAATCTATCCACAGGATTACGCACAACAGTAAATGCAGGTAACATTTCAATATCTTTTAGCTGCCAGTAGGCTTCATGGGTATGTTTGGGTTGCTGTAATAATTCAGAATTATACAACCCAAACAACCTAGAATATGCATATGTTGCTGTTCGTGGTATTTTAATCCACCAAAATTTCAACTCAGGATTTTTACTACTTACAATTTTTGTAGGCATAATATAAAAGAAAATATCAGACGGACAATCCGGTATAACAGTATCCGCCCCAATTGGTACTACAAACACATTGTTGTTTTCCACTACTTGCTGGATTACAATATGTCCAATAGGAACAGCCCCCTCCGCATGCAGCAGGTGTGATATACACAACATCGCTCTCATTTCCACGTAACACTAAATGATAATTTTCTTCCGTTTCAACTTCATTGGTATCGTTGTGATAGATGCGAAGGTCTACACCAGGAACCCCTAATCGTTCACCTTCGAAAAATATCTCCAACATGATAACAATACGCTTGGTAGTGATGTCTGCAGGAGGATTGAATGTGAATGTATTGGTTTCTGTATCAAACGATGCCCAAGAAGGAATTTCATGATGTCTTGCTCCTATCGCAACATTGTGCACATTAACAGCATCTACATATTGTGTTAATTGTAGATTGAACGTTGAAGTTTCCCCAGCCTTGATGATTACAGGAGTTTTAATATTCTCAATTAATGCATCAAGGAAAAGACAATGTACTAGACGATTTGGTGTTGTACCATAAATGGTTTCATTACGGAACAATATATCCGTTGAAGAATATGGTGGTAATATAATTTGAGATTTAATTTCGTCAGCGGTTAATGTTGGGTCTGCTGTGATGTATTGACACACTACACCCGAAACAAGTGCACTCGCTAATGATGTTCCGGATGAGGTAGCATATCCTGACTCAGTATGTATTGACGCCACTTCAATATCAATGCCAGGTGCTGTTACATCAACTTCAGGGCCCCAATTACTTGAGGCACCTGTTGCCCATGAGATAACACGGTCATATGCATCTGAAGCAGCCACACCTATTACCGTATCTAAACCAACGGGAGAGAAATTGTCGGCAGCTTCACCGGTATTACCTGCTGCTGCCACAACAACTAATCCCGCGTTTTGAAGTTCTTGAATCTTTGTGTCAAGTATTTGACTCTTAGGTATTGTCCATGAACAATTCACGACCTTAACACCCGATGTCAATGTATGGTCTGATAAAATGCTGTTGAATGCTGACAACAACACACTTAACGTAGTACTAGCTGACATGGGAATCTTTACATTCTTCAATGTGGCATTTTTTGATGCACCTAATGTATTACCTACAATTAGACTTGCCATTGCTGTACCATGGCCTGTTGTATCGGTGAAATCATTTTCAAGATAACTATGGAGATTTACGATATTTGTATTTGAAAATTGTTCATGGCTACTATCTACACCTGAATCCACCAAATAGACAACCCCCTGCTCACCGAAATTCTTAGGAGCATATGAGGATTTCATGGGCAACATTGGAGTGGACAATCTTAATAAGTGCCAAGGAGTTGAGGAGGCAGTGACACTGATTTCTACATCTTCCTCAAAGGCGATAATGCCTGAGACACTTGAAAAGGACGTATCATTTGCTGAAATGTTTAATACTTTCAGTTCAGAAAATTCTTCGTGAACAACAACACCCATTTCAGATAGTGTTGTTTTTAATACAGAAACATCTGTATCAGAGTGGTAAATGACGTTATATTTCAGCATAAAATCTCCAAAATTTTGTTATTATCTAGTATTTATATTAAGTTGTTTCAGTGCCCAGTCTCTTTCAAGACAAAAGTAACATTGTCCCCCACATTTAGAACCGGTCTCATCATCATATGCCCCACACGATATGGTTTTATCTAATAGTACATGTTCATTATTATCTATATAGAATTTTATAATTTCTGCCTTATCTATGTCAATGAACGGACGAATATGATTTTCATTGAAGGCAGGGCCGCGAACAGGGGGTGTGTCTCCTAGAATGAAAAAAGACGGAGTAAATTCTTCAGTTAAAACTTTATTACAGCCAGAAAACACCACGCCCCCATATATTTTTTGTATAGATTCCACAAATACACGAATGAAAAACTTTCTACTCCAGAATATACAATCTATTTTCTGCGAGAATTTATTTGAAATGTACTCAATAATTTCATCAATATGTTTGGGCTTTTTAAGCATCACATGGCATATTATAGGTACTGATAAATTTTTGTCATGTTTTTCTTTACATAACAAATACAACAAAATGGTGCTATCGGCACCTCCTGAAAA